GTAGGGCGATGGCATGGGGTACGGCATCGATGGTGGTGACATCGATGGGACTGACTCACTGAACGTGCCGTCGTCATAGAACGTGACGATCTTTATGATTCGTTTCATATGTAGACCTCCAAGTAACATGCATTAGTCTCAACCCAATCGTAGTATTGGATCGGGAACTTACCCAAGTGTGAGTAGCGGGACACCAGCTTATAGACCTGCTGTGACTCATACGTCTCGAGCCATACCGTGTATCCACCGTCGCAGCGCTTAGGTAGCCAAGCAAACTTGCGCTTGAGTCTAGTGGCTCCTTCTCTCGGTGTACCGTATCGATCAGTCCTCCACTTCATAGTTCCCACCACCTCTTGTGTCCATGGCGATATAGGTGCCGATTAAAGAACCCATTCACTGGTCCATACATGTGGGCGAAGCCGACCCAGATGCGTAGGTATGGGATGCATGCACCGACGCCGATACGAGTGGGTGATAGCTCAGCATCAAAGGATAGACTGAAGTGTGATAGCGTCCACACATTAAAGACGAGCCAGTGCACGCTACAGTCCCATGCATTATGGTCGTCCTTCTCGCGTGTGCTGATACGTGGTACCAACGGGCATAGGTCGTTACACCACAGCTTATGGAGTGGGTAGTGTTCCCACCAATTTAGTTCTCTTACCGGTCCTTCACTCATATAATCGTCCTCACTCCACTCACAGAAACTTCTTTAATTGTAACCTTACCATTGCTTTCTTCTGCTTGCTTGTAGAATCGATTAAGAATGCTATTGCCATAGAAGTTAGTTCCATAAGCATTCTTATAGCACTCATAGATCGATCCACTTACGTTATGAATCTCATATCGATCTTCATGCTCTACGATCTTTGTAATTCCAGATGAAAGCTTCCACGAATCGCTACCAGCGTATCCGCCATACCAATTACCAAAGACTTTGCAAATTGGACCTTCACCATCTGCTTGCTCCATCTCGAGGATGATCCATCGATCAGGTGTATATTCACTCATCGCCTAACTTCCTTACCCAACACATGACCCAACCACCGATGGTGACTGGGATATAGTACACGATTGCCACGATAGCGGCGATCGGCAATAAAAATGGGATGAGGACGAGACAAGCCACACCCAGCACCCAACGTAATACCTTCTCTAATATCATGCTCCTACCCTCTCTTTATACACAGGACACGTAAGTCCTTCGTGCCCTTCATCTCTTGTTCTATCCTCGCCTTGGCTTCATAACACCCACTGGCCGAACCGATCTCCGTGGCTTGCATCTGCTGACCACTCGAGGTGACCCAAAATACCAATAGTAGGTAGTTCATTACCAGTTCTCCGTATCACTGATCGTGTAGCTGAAGGTGCCGCTCAAGGATTGGATGGCCTGTGGGACATGGGCGATGACGGTGGTGCCGATGCCTGAGGAGTTATCGACCTCGAGTTCAAATGTGCCGTCATAGTCGAGCGCCTCCATCAGTGCTTGTAGGCGGGTGATGTCATCTGTGTGTAGGTATACCTTCATGAGTAGTCTCCGTTACAGTGATGGGTGAGGTAGTCAAATACCATCATCGCCTCATCCCCTTCAAATAGTTCTGATGGCATGCGACCCTCGAATGCCTTGTTTGGTGATCGCCACCACTTCTCAACAAGCTCGTGTGAACCCAATAACCCGAACAACATCATGTTGCACCGAGATTCTATGTTATCCTTAGTTGCCGTTACCATCGACTGTCCTCTACCTCTGTCCATCCTTCATCATTAAAATCATCGTCCTTGTCATGTTCTGGCACCACATACCAATCATCCTCATCGGGTACATACTCGCCGTTCTGTCTTCGTTTATGCTTCTCAATGTCCCGTGCAAACTTCTTAGTGGTGGCTATGCCCTCGGGTGTCTGCTTCCAATCCCGACTGTTACGTTGGTGTAGGAGCTTGGTCTTATCGCTGATGGTGCGGTGTGAGTTACTGCATGCTATACTGCAATACTTCCCTCTCTTGCGATGCTCGACACCACAATGCGTACACACCTTCTTACGATATATTCCTGGCATATATTATACCACAACCCTCACAGCTTGTACATGTCCCAATACTTTGCTGACTTCCATCCGTATTGTAACCATGTTGGTATGCGTGCATCGACCTTCAATTTCCATAGCAAGAATGACGTGAACGTGTTACAGTTCTTCGTTAGCAAGTTAAACTCTTTTTGGTGTGGGTACTCATAGCATGCATCGACCACGTCATTGAACTTCACTCTGTACGGGTGGATCCATTGGACATGTGGATCGTGGCCAAACCATTGACGGTTCGGTGCACGTGTACTAATGAACGGGCGGTGTGCATCATACGGTGCATGACGATCACTCGTGAGTATGATCTCTGCTTTCTGTACATCGAGCGTCTCACGTGTGGTCAACTCCACTGTCAACCATCGATCATTGTGTTTGAATGCACACCATGAGTGGCGCCCACCGAGGTATCCCTTGATGTGCCATGCCTGTGCGTTGATGTAGTAGAACCCATCGTATGATAGGTCCATCGGTCTGTACTCTTGGCTGCATTTTTTCCAGTGTTTAAACATCATAGTCTCTTCGTTGTTCTGAAGTATTCTAGCTTTCGCCCGTTCTTTACAGCTGATGCAAGCATCGCTTGATTCTCGATGTGTATGTTAGAATTAAGCACACGCATGCCATGACGATAACACGTCTCTTCTACTTCAGTATAGATCTCTTGGTACACACCGGTGTTTTGGTATGCCTTATCCACACCCGCAGAATAGATGATCGCTTGCCTCTTGTCCATGTCCATGTCATACACACATGCACCAATGACCTTGTCGTCTTCCTTTGCATAGGTGACGTACATCGAGTTGTTGATACAGAGCGAGTGCTCTGCGTGTCCTGCTTTGAGTATGCGTACGAAGTTATCCATCACAAAGATGAATGCCTCTGAGTACGCCAATGTGTCATCAGTAATAATTTGTCTCATCTAAACTTCTCCATGATTTGACCTCACCCGTGCATGCGTTCAGGTGTCCTAAAATCTCTTCATACTTCCATTTGACCATCTTCGCCTTCGGGTTGATATGATCGTTCATCTTGTATATCAACTTGCGTACGACGTTCAGGTATGGGTAACCCTCGAATCCTGTGTACTTCTTGCGCTTGACCAATTCTGGCCACTCGTTTGCATACATCATGGCTTTGATGCAATACGTGAAGTACATGTATGATGCACCATCACGGATGGCATCACGTGCACCGTTATAGTAGTGCATGACAGGGTGGTCCAAGAATGCAGCGATCTGTTCTGGTGTGTACATGAAAAACTTCAGGCAACCTTCGATGCCATGGTCCATCATGTACTGCTCGATCGGTGTGGGACCAAGCTCATATGCTATATACGTCTCACCCGTCTCCTCGTCTGTCTTCTTCAACAGGATCGGGTCGCCACCACCATTGATGTATGCGTGTGTGTCTTTGTACTTACGTACCAAGTGTAGCTGCACTGATATCTCTGCTGAGGTGATGCAGTACTCCTCGACCAATGGGAATAGCTGTGTACAGTAATAGTTATCGAGGTCCAACTCCTCGATGATTGGTATGATCTTATGCTTTCGACAGAACTCGAATGCGCCATCAATATCAAATCGATTGTATAGTCTACCCTTCGAGCTGACCAATCGTAGGATCACAGGAGTGAATGGCACACCTGCTTGCATCAATGATAGACACACCACCTGTGAATCAGATCCACCTGATAACCCAACGAGGATAGGTTTGGTTAGTCGTTCACCTAATAGTCGTGCTGTGTTGATGCACTCCTCTCTGAACGTACCATGTGGTCGTGTGCATGAACCGATGGACACATTGAACCATCCATTCGGTTCTGCTTTGTTAAACCAACCATCATTGAAACCCCACTTATAGTGGTTGTTTAGACTATACTCGTGCATCGTTGATCGCCTCATGTAGTATGCCCAACCCCTCACGTAGCACTGACTCCTCAATGGTCAGTGGATACAACAATCGAATGCACTCTGCATTGAAACCACCCGTGATGAGGATCAATCCACTATCACGAGCGCGCTGTTGTACTGTACGAGATGTAGATGTACTGTTAAACTCAATAGCGATCATCGACCCGACGCCTCTAACGTCTTTAACGTATTCATTATTAAGTGTTGATAATGACTCCTTAACGATGCTACCCAGATGACACGATCGTTCAACCAGCTTCTCATCGCGTATGATGTCGAGGACTGCATGCGCTGCTACACACCCAAGGGGATTTCCGCTGAACGTACCACCATATGTGGCATCATCCATGATCTCTGCTTTACCTGTGACCGCACTCATTGGTATACCTGCGGCTAGACTCTTTGACATACACACCATGTCAGCTACTACGCTGTAGTGCTCCATAGCAAACATCTTACCAGTCCTACCGAACCCACACTGCACCTCGTCGACGATGAATACGATGCCATAATCGTTGCATATGTCTCGTATAGCACGCATCATCTTATCTGATGAGATGTTAAAACCACTCTCGCCTTGTATAGGTTCTATGATGATAGCTGCTACATTAGATGGATCGACAGTGTACTTAAACAAACGCTTGATATTCTGCCCTGCATCATCATTGAATGGGATGTGATGGATATCGGGTGATGGTGATAGTAGACCATCTTTATATGGCTTCACCTTACCTGATATCGTGGCTGTGAGGTGTGTACGACCGTGGTACCCACCTTGGAATGATATGATTGCATTCCTACGTGTGTATGTACGAGCAACGCGAATGGCGTTCTCTACTGCTGTAGCACCATCGGTGAATAATACCGTACGCTTGTTGAATTTGCCTGGAACTAGGACGTTTAGACGTTCAGCGAGCCTTACATATGATTCGTATGGCAGTTGCTGAAAGAATGTATGTGTGAACCTATCCACCTGAGTGTGGAGTGCATCTAACACACGTGGATGACTATGACCAACGTTTAAGGTCGATGTACCACTAGCAAAGTCGATGTACCTATTTCCATCGATATCCCACACCTCTGCATTCACTGCTCTGTCGACATATACGTCTGACATGTTTGTGAGACCAAGTGGTGTGTTTGCTTTTCTTAGAGATATTAGATCACTGCGGGTCGTACTCATCGATCATCTCTTCATTATTAAGGAATAGTGTATGCTGACCACGTTGATTTTCTTGTTCTGCATTGACGATGAAGTTACGTAGTGCAAAACCAGCCTCATCGACTGTGATTCGTGATGATAGCTTCTGTGCTTTCAATTCAGGTGTATCTGGTAGCACACATGTGCTTACCTCTTTGGTTACACCAGCTCTCTTCATGTATCGCTTAAGCGCATTGAAGAACATCTGGTTGTATCGATTCTTGAAGTTTGCACCAGATACTTGGGAATCCCACAACGTAATGACCTTCAGTTGTAGTTTGTCTGGTGACATGACGTATGACATCGAGATGAAGCCATTCGCATTGATGATCTCATTACGATATAGGTTGTGTGCGTATAGTAAGTCTTTGTCGAAGGTGTGGAATATGAACCACTCTTCCTTCGTGTCTTGTCGAGTGAACGTTACTGTTATCTCAAACATCTCTGTTGCATCCAATAATAATTGTCATGTTGTCGATCATATGCTGCTTTCCAATTCTTCACGTCAGTTTCCCAATCCCCCGTGGGGCGTGGGTCGTGCAGCATATAGTTGTACTTATCTTCTCCTGATACCATCACTGTGGATTCAGGAGATATCTCGAGAGTAGGCTTGCATTCAGTCGATACGAATAACATACCCATTGCAATCCTATCTGTCGATGCTTTATTTATCCCTGACCCATGGATGATGTGTGGACCATGTATCAATGCACAACCACCTGGCACAGTCATCTTCACACGTGGTAGTTTTTTATATGCATCTAAGTCTGCTACTGTTTGTCCACGCATCAGTAGATTACTATCAGTCTTGATATCCTCATGCATCGTAGCGCTGTGATGGCTACCTATGATGTATTCGAGTGGACCATGTTCCTCTGTCACATCATCGAATGCAAACCAAACGGTAAGTGCTTTCTCAGGCTTATCGAAGTTCCAATACGTTGAGTCTTGGTGATAGCTTACGTCTTTACCACCACCTGCTTTTTTAATCCACAGCAGTGTATCCCAACAATGGAAGTTTGGACCAATCAGTTGTGATACCACCTCGATGAGGTGTTGGTTCCTCGTGATCTCATCGATCCATGTAAACAACACGTTGCTCTTACAACGATAGTCACTGTTCATTAAGTCGAAGCATGCATCAGCTTCTAATAGCTTTTGCTTATAACGTAGAGCATCATCGCGACTCATCAACTTAATTGGTCCTATGACACCGTTCTGTGCGTACTGTTGTTTTATATGCATGTTCGATCCAAATAAAAAAGGGGCCAGAGCCCCTAAAATTTAGTGTTTATAATTTATAAAACATCTGGCCTTTTCTCTGCGATACTCAAGTGTGCAAGAGATAGATCAAATGTGAAGTTCTTTCTATGTGCTATAGCTAACTTCTTACGATCTAGTGACTCAATAACGATGAAGCCAATCATCATTTTGGCCCTTGTCATCGTCTCATCCATACTTATAGAAGGATCCAAGCCTTCTGCTCGTGATAGCATCTCAGAGATGAGGATCAGTTCACCGAAGTGTTCGTGCTCCTCATCATTTGCGATCTCGACCAGTTCTTCCACTTGAGAGGTAGTCAACAGAGATGTGTACTCCCCGGGTGTGATGTAACTGCGTGATTTAACCAACCTTGCGCAGTCACGTGTAGCAGAGATAGTGTCTACGTTCATGATCTGATCATAGTTAATCTCATATGGAAAGCCGTCATCAATGTCTTCAATCATAATATAACCTCTCAAATGGTACTAGCTTAAGCTTCTTGTGCGAGCTTGCTGAAGTAGCTCAGCGTATCGTCATCCTCGTCAGATTCGATAGGAGCGCTCTTAGCTTGTGCTGTCTTTCCGACTGGTCTTGCCTCAGCCGATTCATCAAGGGCGATAGACTCAGCAGTTGTACGTGGTGCAGATCCACCGAGGACTCGCTCAAGCTTTGCTTTGAGTTCGTCGTATGTCTTGTACTTGCTTGGGTCTGTAAACTCTTTGAGTGAGTAGCACTTACCATAGATTTCCTCCAACTCTGATTCATCAGCTGACACAGGAGAAACTTTATCGAACTCAGATTTGTCGTAGTTGCGATAGCCTTCTACGTTGCGAATCTTAAGCTTAAAGTTTGCACCTTCCCAAAGGTCGAACGGGTTGATAGGCTGTTCGTCTTGGAATTGTGGCTGCATGACGTCCATCATCTTGTCATAGATCTTCTTACCGTATTGGAATAGGAATACCTTGCCTTCGTTTTCGGGATGAGCAGGATCAGAGATGACAAGGATGTTAGACACATAGTGAAGACGACGCTTCTGCTTACGTGCGATCTCTTTGTCAGATTCTAAACCGCTATTCCAAAGCTTGCTGTTAAGCTCGCCGACTGGGTCTTGTTGACCGATTGATGTGAGAGACTTCTCGATGTACCAACCACCAGGACCTTGAAAGCCGTGATCCCAATAACGAGTCCACGGATAATCATCACCTTCGGGTGCAGGTAAGAAACGAATGACAGCGAAGCCGTTACCAGCTTTGTCTACTTCTGGTTTCCAGAATCGATTGTCTTCGTAGGATTGTTGTTGCTGACCACCGCCGACTTTTTCTGCGGCTGCAACGAGTTTGTTGATTGCGCTTGCGCGACTTGCTTTGAGATTTGCTAAAGACATGTGTATGTTCCTTTATATAGCATTGTTTAACATTGTATGGAATAACTATTATACCACAGTTGCGTTTGATTGTAAACAATCTTTTAACGCCTCTTTGATCTTTTCGTTATTCACCGAGATGAATGGGTTATACTTAGCGACCTTCATTGAGATATCTGGCCATGTGATTGGATCAGTGATCTCTTTGTTGAACTTAGGCATAAACCCAATGTAGCGATTTAAGACAGTAAAAGTTTCCAACGGTATCTCGTCATGCAGTAATGCTTTGACGAGTTTAGGATGTTGTCCATCCTCTACCATAAACAAGCTCTTAAAGTCATTCTCGCTTACTAACTTATATATATCGTTTTTAAAGCGATACGTAAAACTTTCCATCATTCCTTTGAAACTCTTATAAGTCTCATCAGCTGACTCCTCTGCAAGTGCACCGATCCATTTGGTTCCGTGGTGTGCAAAGTTACAAGCATAAAAATACTTCAACTCGTTTAGATCGTACTTACGTACGGCCTTCGCGAAGAAGAACTTATCTCGTCGTGCAAAGAAAGACTTAGCGTTCACACTCGTCTTACCATTGTACTTGAAGTAGTCATACGATGGTGATTCGAAGTGAAGCTTACATGCTATGTAGATCTTATAAGCCTCAAAAGGCTCATTCGAATCGTATTTCATTCTTCTTTTTCAAATAACCTAAATTCATCCCTTCGGCTTCAAGCTTTGCCTTAATGGGATTACTCAACAGTTTTACGATGTCTTCAGGATCAATCATACGCTCTTTGCAAATATCGATGATTGCTTCGAGGTATGTTGATTGATCCTTCTTTACTCGATTTTGTACTAGTTCACTGAACGACTTCTTTGTGTACACGCCATCTGGTTGTTCTGACATCTCTCATTCACCTTTGTATCTTTATAATATATGTGACTACCAATTACGGTAACCTTCTCTAAATGCCTCCACCCTGGACTAACATAGTTTGCATGATAGTATGTTGATCCTTGTGTGACGTCGACATGACGATGATAATACATCTTCAATGCCTTTTGTACTGCTTCGAGCGATGCTTGCCAGTGTGGACCTTCTACATCTGGTAATTTACCCATCAACTTCTTATCGCAGTACCAACTAAACTGACATGTCGTTCCTGCCACGTGCTTAGTTTTTTGGTACACTACTTCGCATACATTTTTAGGAAAACCTGGATCCTTCGCACGATTAAGTACGACGTGTGTCACAGCGATCTGCGACATCTGTGAATCACCTTTCGCTTCATAGTATGCGTTACGTGTTAGACAATATACATCTTGCTCATTTAGTGGTATCGGGTTTACCAACGCCGATAGCCACGCTGTGATCGCGACTAATATCTCTGTCATCTATTTGCCTTTAAGATTATCGTATCTTCGTTAATCCTGCCGTTCGGTTCTTTTGGCTTCGTAGTTAGTGAAGCAAATAGTTTGGCTGCTTTCGTTTTTGAAGACGACAGCACCTCTGACAATGTTTCTTCAGGCTTTCGCAGCGTGCGAGATTGGGATTCGGATGTGTTGAACTTGTTAAGGGAAGTGCCCTTGATTTCAAACCCAAGACCTGACTCAGCGATATAGCGCGTTAGAGTTTTGTATCTTACATTGTAAGTCCACAACTCCGTGGCACCGATTATCAGAGACGGATTGATCGAAACTAATTTATGCTCGGGCGACTCCTTCAAGTATTTGAGCTTCGAGACTTGTTTCTCGAGAGATACGGGTTTTTTCGTACGGGCTTTGCGAACAGTTTTAGTGTTAGTACCAAAACGCTGAGCGTCAGCAATAATACCCTCGAACCATGATACAAATTCTTTCTTACGCTTTAGTGTAAGATGAGAATAACCCTCAACTAACTGAGGATCTGATTTATTTATAGCACCTTGGATCTCCACGAGGTGCTTTTGAGCCCAATCTACGATGTATTTAGATGCCATGGCAGGTAAAATAGCTGCTTTCATAGCTTCATACACGTCAATGGATGGAGATTGGCCCATGATCCATTGATCTAGCATGTCTTCGAGGTCGCCAAGTACGGTGGCATCGATCTTCATACGAAGACGTTCTTGCACAGAGATGACTTCACGCTTTACGTGACCGTTGGCTGCATCTTTAGCATCATCGATTTGGTCTTGCTTAACTTTGCGAATAGCAAAACCAATCATCTTCTCGAGGGTGTTGTTTATGTGTTTGTATTCGCTATCACGAAGAACAAGACCACGGCTACGCATGCGCAGAAGAGCTCCAGATTGTAGTTCAGCAGCCCAGTCAGGCGAATCATCCAACAATTGAAGCTTGTCTTTAGAGAATTTAAGCTCGTCTTTAGCATACTTAATCAGATCCTTTTTAAAGTGTTTACCGCTGTTAAAGTAGTTGTAATAGAAGAACGCTTGCATCAGTTTGATCTTGCGCGCAGTCTCGTCTTTAAACTCAACACCAATGAATGATGGTTCTTCACCTGTGTACTTCTCATCCAACATCAGTGGATTCGTTACACGCTTCTTTGGTGGTTTAAATGCTTTGCCGTTAATCTTTACTGTTGCCATAGTTCCTCCATTACACTATTATACCACAACGAAAACCCGCTGTACATCTACACAAATTGTGTAATAGCATCGTAACGGAATGATCGCCAACCATTGGCTTCTAAATCCCATACAGCTACAGCATCATCGCTGCGATTTACAGTTTCGTTACCTTTCGGTCGTGCCTCAACAGGAATACTATCTTCCTTAAGAGTACACAACATAGTTCGAACTGTACCATCTTTCTTTGTGAAAACTACAGTGCAGTTTCCCGCACGTAGTTTTTCTTTAATAACGTTTTTATCGAACATGTTACTTAGGCATCATCAAAGCGTTAAAGTTAGCAGGTACAACGATCGTTTGTACTTTGCCGTTCTTGATACCTTCAGAGATGTTCAATGCAGCTTGAGCATTCATAAAGGCGATTGAACTTGCAGAGTTGTTAGCGAGTGCTGCCATACGTTCAGCTTCTTTACGAGCAGTCTGCACTTCAACTTCTTTCTGCTTATATTCGTTCTTAGCACGAACGAGTGCATTTGCCGATTCAACAACTGAGTCAGCAGGTACAACGTTACGAATCAACACTTGAGAGATGGTAATGGTACCATCAAGCTTTTCTTCTGCTAGATTTTTGTTGATCTCTTCTTGGATCTGACGCTCCATGTTCTCACGATTGTCAGCCATATCAAGAGCTTCATACTTACGAGCTGCTTTGTAGATTGCGTTACGTGCATTCTGAACGATGTAGTTATACATCACATACGTATCGCCTTTGAACTCAGCGTGGAAGCTACGATTCTTGGTGCTATACAGTTCAGCGACTTGAGTAGGGTTGATGTTATATACGACCACAGCATCGAGGTCTTTCATCGTGCTGTTGTCTTTTGCAACAGGTGTCATATCATTGAGCACTACGTTAACGTCTTTCACAGGGAAAGTAAGAACGTCGCCAATGATAACTTGATTGAATGAACCGGGCAAGAGTTCGCCAGGTTTTACTTGCTTGTCGAATCCAACACGTACACCAACTTCACCAGTCTCAATGCGAGTACATGCAGGTAGAACGGCGATAGCAGCAACGATGGCCAAAAGCTTCATAGAGGTCTTCATAATATTCCTTAAAACATGATAACGATAGCAGTCATCACAGCGACTGCGAAGAACGAACACACGAGACTATAAAGGGCGAGCTTTGTGAATGCCCACTTTTCTTTACCGCTCATCTTAATTGCTGTAGCGATTCCACCATAGAACAGCAAGAACAGCAACACAAAAGCCAATATAAGACGAATCATATAGTTCCTTTAATGGAGCCGCTTACTCCGTGCGGCGACCTATGGGCGGACGTCATCGCGACGGCGCTGGTCAGTCTAAGCTTCTTTGGAAAGGAGTTGCTTAGTCTAGAGTATTGCGGAATTCACCGAGACCGAACTCGCCACGAAGCGATGCAACATCATCGTAGCTTACACTGTCATCGTAACCACCGCTAATATCTTTGTCTGCTTTAGAGGACTTTGCAACTTTAGGTGCAGAGACCGACTTAGCTTTGACAGCTTTAGGCGCTGCAGCAACTTTGCTGACAGTAGCTTTATTAGCTTTGACTTTAGTCTTAGGCGCGAGAGCTGCATCAGCTTCAGGCGTACCTTTGATGAGTGCACCTTTCGCAGGCATCTTGTAGACACCTTTCGACACTTGGTTAGTGAAGAAGTAGAAAGGATACTCGTTACCGTTGCGAGGGTTCAAGCCCATAGCGCGAATAACTTTGATTGCATCTTTCCACTGGAAAGTTCCACCTTGTTTAACTTCAGGATGTGCAGCGTAGAACTTGCTTTCGAAAGTCTTGACGAAATCTGCATCATACACACGTGCTTTACGACCCATAATTTAACTCCTTTTCAGTTTCACGTTTAGTCGTTTGTCGATTAAAAACCAACTTCTTACTCATGACTACACGCATGCGGTACTTCGGTGTACGCAGATCCTTGGCTACAGGATTTGCTTTGCGATTTACTTTTCGTTTAGTCATGAGATATTATACCACACTTTTACTTGCTTGTAAACTGGGCCCCCTTCGAGCCAAAGTACATGAGCATGAGACCAATGGCAGCAGCAATGACTTGATACATCAGTGCGTCTTGAGGACCATTGTCCATACCACCAACAGCACCAAAAACCAGTAAAAAACCAACAACCATGCGAATCATACTATGTCCTTTTTTCAATTTATGGATCTATTGTACCCTGTTCCTGGCTGTTTGTACATAGGCCCCCCTAAAAATAATTCGCTTTTTTTACAGGGTGAAATCCAGACCGGCCATGGATGTCACGGACCGGGGCTGGAGTATATTTCAAGGGGTGAAATTATAACTTTTGTATCTGATCCAATTTAGATCTAAAAGCTTTAACTTTGGACGTACGATCTGGCCAGTGAATGTATTGTTTTTCTGGGTTCTGTTCGAGGTTCTTGAGCAATGGTTCTATCGCCTTCCTCAACATCACGAGTTTTTCTTTCAGTTGCTCAACCTCTGTGCTTGCGACTTCTACTTTTGCAGTATACTGCTGGACTGTCTCGAGTTCTTCCTCGTCGACTGCAGTAAATCCAAAGTCAAAGTCAATCTCTTGTATCTGGTTTCTATTCATAGTAACTCTCTAAGTTGTGTTCCTTCTATGGTATTATGCACGATGATGTTCTCACTGATGAAAGGCTTCCACTTCTCTCTCCAATGTATGTATAGGTCAAACTGCGCACGATTACGCGGGACTATCTCATCAGTCTTTGTTTCTTGGGTGTCTGCCCAAATTGAATCAAATCCCCAAAGATGTATCTCTTCGTATCCGCTGTCAAGTGCCCACCTTGTAGCTATATGGCCTGCGCTATCATACTTATCCATATGTGGTACGACATGAGATATATTTAGTTCGTCTTTGATCTTTATCTCTTCGATCGTAGGCATAGCATAACGAGAAGTAATAACAGGTTTGCCTTGTAACAAGCTACGGTTTCCTTTGTATATGAGGAATGGCCTTTTGTCCAATACAACTGAAACATCAACAGGGTGCGTATGGAAGTTGCAACCAATAACAAAGCCTTCAGCTGGACTGTAGAGCTTGATCGATGGTCCATTTCCTAAAATATGTGCTAATAACATGCCTTTATTTATAAATAGATTGGGGGACGTATTGTTCCTTGTTTTTAAAATTAGCTTTAAGGAAAAGCCATGTACAAAAAGATCGTTACAACGGTACTTTTTGTTATGACTACATCAGCGATTGCACAACCAATCGTAACTGACTCGACTAGTAGAAGCACAACTGACTCTACTTCAAATAGTACTACTACAATTAAATCTCCGCCACCAACTGCAGTGGCACCAGCAGTAACAACAATCAATAATGATGTGTGCGCTGTAGCAGCTTCAGGCGCAGTACAAACACAGATCCTTGGCATATCCATGGGCGGTACGATGAGGGATATGAACTGTGAAAGGATCAAACTTTCGAAGAACTTATATGACATGGGCATGAAGGTTGCTGCTGTAGCTACCTTATGTCAGGACGAACGTGTGTTCGCAGCTATGTTAGCTGCTGGTACTCCATGTCCAGTAGATGGTAAGATTGGTGAAAGAGCGAAGGAAGAATGGAAAGCTCGTGGAGCGTTAGAGAACGTTGACAAGAAATCTGTAGGCAACTATGCTATAAAGCCTCCAGTCTTTGATGCAAATCCAACTTTAACACCAGTACCATTACCAACAGAAGTAGCTAAGTAATGAAGAACATCGTATTAGCTTTCATATTAACTATCTGTGCATCCTTTGTCAATGCGCAGATAGTTGCTGTGCCTATTCCTGGTGCGCCAGGTTTAAACGTCACAGTTGGTGTAGGAGCTAATGCATTACCATTACAGGATATTCGTAATAATCCAAACGCCGTTAACATTACTACATGGGATGATCATATCACTGAAGTCCCGCTTGGATTTAACTTTCCATTCTATGGTCAAACATTTACAAATTCATGGGCAGCTACTAATGGATATGTAACGTTCCAAAATCCATGGCAATCTGGCCTTGGTGGAGGTTGTTGTTCAGGTGTGGATTTGAGAAACACAACACACCCAGCATACAACTACACGATCTATGGTCTACACACTGACCTATACTCGTGGAATGGTGCTAATCAATACTACCTTCGTGGCACAAATGAGATGACTTATGGTTGGTATAACGTAAGTCAATGCTGCTCATCACAAGGCGGTAACAGCTTCGAGATTAAGATCAACTCTTCTGGTTTGATTGACACTCGTATCGCTGGTGCTATGGTAAGTTGGAATGCTGTAACTTCGGGTATGGCAGGTAACTTAGCTAATGGTGAATACTATCAGTATTATCATGGACAAGGTTTAAACATCACGCCTGGTTCTGCTAATATATTTAGTTGGCAAGCATTGAATGGTACAGGACAAGGAGTTGATCAGTGTACGATCAATCCTCTCTACAATGCGTCGTGTCCTGGTTATGCAGCTGCATACTTATCACAGCAGTGTACGATAAGCGCGTTATATAATCCATCGTGTCCAGGTTATGCACAAGCATACTTCACACAACAGTGCACGCTCAATCAGTTGTACAATGAGAACTGTCCAGGGTATGCGCAAGCATACTTGACATATCAGTGTTCATTGAATGCGTTGTATTCTACGACGTGTGAAGGATATGAGCAAGCGTACTTCAATCAACAATGTTCATTGAGTGGACTGTACAGCACACAGTGTCCAAACTACGCTGAAGCTTATTTTGCGCAACAGTGTTCGTTGAATGGTCTATACAACACGCAGTGCCCAAATTATGCTGAAGCTTATGCTACACAACAAGCGTTAAGATTATCACAACCAACCACGACAACTAATAGTTCAACTACGACAACTACTACTATCACATCCGCACCAACAGTAAGTTCTTCTGGTGAGACTAGAGTTGCTATCGTGGCTGATCCAGTTGTAAACAATGTAGTGACTACTACTGCAACTTCTGCTAGCCCTGCACAAGCTGCGACTGCTACAGTACCACTAGTTCAGTCTAATACAACAACGACTGAGACTAAAGCCGTTACAGCAGCTGTAGTACAAGAGCAGAAGAAAGAAGAGAAGAAAGATGCTGTTAGCACAAGTACATCACCGACTACAACTCCTGATACTTCTTCGGCGTCTTCAGAGAAAAAAGATCAACCAAAGTCTGCAAGACAAGAACTACAAGAACGTAGAGTCGCAGCAGCAAGAGCAGCAGCCGTTGAAGCTGGAAAAAATCTAGCAGCAACAGTTGGTAACGCAGCGTCCATTGAACAGCAAGTAGCGGTACAAAACGTCGTGATCGCTGCAATGGGTTTTACACCGGGTTTTGATGCGTATGGAAAGGTATTTGTACCAGATGCAGTAGGATACAAGCCATTTGTGATATACGCAAACCAAAGAAACATTGATAATCCTGCCGGTAGAAGGTTTATGACAGGATCAGATAGATTACACGAGGAGATGGTTGATGAACAATACAGAAAATGAAGTCGATATAAACAAAGACGGTTTAGTATCTGAGACAGAAGCACAAGCTTATGAAAGGAAAGCAGTCAACCGTAGACGCATGGCATGGGTATCACTCGTTGCTATGATTGCTACAGCAGCTGCTATCTTATTTGTGGTACCAGAAACTAAATTAGATAGAATCAAAGACATGTTAGACTTATACTGGATAGCGTTAGGAAGTATCGTTGGCGCTTATGTTGGTATATCAACATGGATGTCAAAAAAGTAAAGGGATAAAAGATGTCAGAAGAAATTAAAGACGTCAACAAAAAGATTGACGCTGCTGAGGCAGCAGTTAAGAAGTATGCAAGTAAAGATACAGTCATCAGCATCGGTGGATATGAATTTACTCCAGCTAAGTTGATGGTTGCATTTACGATCGTGTCCTCAATCCTAGGCGGTTTGTATGGTGCCTTTGAGGTCTATAAGTCATATCAAGACATGAAGACTAAGATCGAGAAATATGTAGCTCCTGATCTATCAGAGTTTGATAAGCGTTTAGCTGTGATCGAAGAGAACTCAGCTAAGACTACTGACTACACACGTGATATCAAGAACGACCTCAAGAACGATATCCGCAAGCTTGAAAATACAGTTGAGCAAGTAGAACGTAGCGCCAAACAAACACAAAGAGAGACAGCTCAGGACGTTAACGAAGTAAGAAGAGAGCTTAAGACTTTAGATCAAGCAGTTGATAAGAAGATTCAAAGAGCTCTGGATAACCCGCTGGCAGGCAAATAAGCATATATAGTAGGATAATATATGCCATCAGGATATAAGATGAATGATAAAAAACTATTTAAGTGGTTAGCCTTAATTATCTTTATGCCTTTGGGTCTAGCGATAGTGGGTGGAGATTCTTTCAGATACCCGTGCCAAGACCCAAAGAATTGGGATAAAGAGATATGTCAAAAGCCGTTGTGTGATGTTACACGTACATGCCCAGAACATATCTTCAAAGGACAGAGAGATCCAAGATTGGGTCCACCTACAGAAGCTGAAGCAGCTAAAGATAAGGCAACACCAAAACCACCAGTAACAGGAGCCAATTGCAAATGAACTTAGATTTATTTAAGAAAGAACAACTTGAAAAAGTGAATGAGAAGCCAGAAGCTTCAACACAAGAAGTGTTTATCTATACAGAAGATCAGCTTATGGCTCGTCTTCGTTTCTTCATTGGTATTTGCTTAGCGTTGACCTTAACTGGTATCGTATTCGTTGTCTTGTATTCGATCATCTTCGTTACACAACCATTGAACGCGATCTCACCGATCGACCAAAAGTTCTTTGAGTTGATCATTCCTATCGCAACATTCTTGACTGGTACACTATCAGGCATCATGCTTGCTGGTAAGGATAAAGACGCAGCAATGAAAGCGATGGACATGGCATCAGGCGTTAATAAGCCTACACCACCATCAGCACCTCGTCCTCCATTACCAACACCAGGCGGATCACCTGCTCCTGTAGTACCACCTTCTGTACCATCTGTTAGCGTACCACCTGTAGCAGTACCACAAGTTGATGTACCAGCAGCAGAAGTTCCAAGAGTTCCTGTTGTGCCAATCGTAAGACCACCACAATAATGTACTACGATCTAATGTTAGACATGTGGGTAAGGATGATGCTGTCGCTTTATTACATGCCGTACATGATGATAGGTGCATCTACTAAGCAATAAAAAAGGGGACGAATGTCCCCTTTATATTATCTATCCCCTGGCCTTATAGATCTATCTATAAAAACCAAGTTCTCTGCAACGCTTACTTCTTAGCGTTAGCGTCTGCTGCTTTTTTCTGCACATCTTTAGGTGCATCGCGCTTCTTCTCAGGTTTCTTAATCTCTGGTGCAACCTTAGGTGCTGGAGGAGTCTCTTTCTTTTTCTCAGGTGCTTTCTTTTGTTCGACCTTCTTAGGCGCTTCTTTCTTTGCTGGTTCAGCAGCGTAAACCGCCGACATACCAAACATCATAGCAACTAACAGTGCAATCTTCTTCATAACGTTCTCCGTTTAAATTTTAGCAATATCCGAAGTGTCTCGACTTGGCAAATCTAATAATAGACTTAGCCGTATCGAGATACATCTGACGTAATTTTTCTTCTGTCATATTAGTGTTGTAAAACTTCTACTGCATGGTTATAGTGTTTGATACGATCATCAAGACCAATCGTACCACCATTAATGCGTTTAGTCATACCTACAAAATCACCAGCGTCTGCGTATGTGTTCAAGTCGTTTGAATACCAGAACCAACATGCTGAATGTACAGCACCGCGCGGTGTCTCGATATATTCAGGTGCATCTTCAACAGATAGACCAGCATATTGTGCAAATGCAGAGTAGTTAGACTTACCTGTCAATTGAAGTAGACCACGTCCACGATAGTGCCAACCTTCTCCGCTCGCCTCATCTCCGTTACCCATACGTGAAGCATACACTTTATTAGCGATTGCTTGTGGGTTACGATTGTATGGCATTGCTTCTTCTACTGACTTGAAGCGAGATGGCCAAACTTTGCATAGTGACTCAGCACTATAGTTTAAGTTCTCCATCATTGCAGTGTAGCCACCTGACTCGTGCGCAGTCTGTGCTACGAATGCTGCTACTCGACCAACAGATGTGATCTCAAATACTGGTAGCAACTCATATAGTTCTTTGTACCACACCTCTGGACCGTACTTAGCCCTTGGAATAAGTTGTGATAATTTTTCTTGTGTAAAATCGAAATCGAAAGACATTTAATCTCCTTAGCTTAGTACGAATGCCACAGCAAACTTAGCGTTTCCTACGGTCTGGATATTTTGGTTGACAGCCGTGATTTGTCCGTCTGTATAGTCATTCACTTGTTCTTCAAGTGCTTTGATGAATCCAGCAGAGATACGAATCTCAACCTTAGAACCTTTTGGCCATGCACGAGGAGTAGAATCATCATATCCTCTTTCAATGGTCAACAGTCTATTAGGTCTATCTATAAAAGTTATCTTGATCTGTTCAGTCAAGCTATTATCGTTGTTTGCGATCGTAGCAATTGCGAAGTCTGTTGGAGAAATGTTTAATGGAAAAGATGCCACTGATTCGAGTTGTGCGAATAGTGCTGTTTCACTGATTGGATCTTGTAGTTGTGATCCAACGTTGTCTGCGTATTTTAATGCCATGTTAACCTAGCTTTTCTATGCCAAACTTTGATATACCAAATCGTGTTGGTCCGGGGTTCGGATAGAAACCAGTCAACACGTTATCTGAACCAGATATTGCGTGACCGCACGTGGCTAAGTCACCAGTCCTACATATACCTATTCCATGAGCAAATACGTCTGTTGACGCTTCGTCCATAACTGGACCAGCGTGTACGCCAAGGCCGTGGCCTTGGATTGCTGCGCCTTTGACTACTATTGGTGATCCATTGACAAATACAGTTGGAGCTAAGTTACCTACTACTAGTCCACCTGCTCTGTCTACACCTACTCGCGAAATTCCTGGCATACTGATATCCTTTATCTGATATCAGTATTTATACTTATTTTTTAGGAACTGGAGTGGCTGCTGGTGCTGAGCTGTCTTTGAATTGTCCTGACAAGGACATTGACATGATCATGTTTTTGCATGCTTCTGATGAGCTATCGTATGCACATTTGACATACAATGGATTCTGACCTTTTTCTAAGGCCATCTTTATGGCTTCTGTTTGCCATTGGGTTGATAAGATGCCCCATGCAATTAAGGCACCCATCAAAATGGTTACTGCTGCTATACTAGCATAAACTAATCTCATACTATTTTGCATACTTGTTTAATACCTCCTGTGGGACATTGAACAACTTGTTTGGAAACCTAGTTTTAGCATTCGCGTTTAGTTCTTCCATGTCTTTACCTTGTGCGATGAAGTCATGAGTCTCATCGTTGTACAAATAAAGGTATCCACCATGTTCTTCGATGCGAGAAGGGATGATAGTCTCTTTTAGCTTCTTCATGCCTTCTTGTACTTTAAACTCGATCATGGCTTCGTTCTTTGCTTGCATGATAGCAGTCATGATTCTGAATGTGAACAACATAACAAAGAATAACAACAAATAAGTTAAGATGTCCATATTACTTCTTATATTTTAAGACTCCGCCACCAATCACAGCAGTCAACCAGAATGCAGCTAGCCAAGTGACAAGAGTTACTTCTAAGTTAAGTCCAAATAAAACGTTCAAAGACAAGATAGTTGCGATTGGACCACCGATAATGATAGCGATTGCCAATAAAACTAAAATTAGTACTTGCATAATTAATCCCACAGTGTTCTAAAGTATTTACCAAATAGGCGAAGTCCATTGTCGACTCGCTTCCATTCTTCGAATAGACCATCATAGTCACACTTAAATGTATGATTAGGGCCTTCTTTTAAATCATATAGAGTTGGCTTACCGTTCTCATCCCACTTACATGGCTCAGAGATATGATCCATTTCTCCGCTACGATACTTGTCTTCCCATGAATCGTCGACCAAATGTTCAAAGGCAAAGATCATTTCATCTAATGCCCATTCATATCGATCATGCACATCGTACTTACGCTTCTCTTCGTCTTCGTGGTAGAAGTCGAAGCACTTTTGATCTTCATACGTTTCGTGATCAGTAGTACGCATATATTCTGGTACGTCTTCAAGATCAATATAACCAGAACCATGCTTTGTAGCTTTCAGCTGCTTCAACATTGGCAAGATGATGGGTGCAAGAGTATGATCCATACTCCACGTATCCCAATAATCGATTTTAATGTACTTCTTCTCCGGTTTTTTAGAGTCGATCCATGTCAATAGTTTATAAAGCCATGTAGTTGGTCGCTCTCTATTAAACCAACGCTTAGCTTGTTCTGGTGTTTCTTTCTGAAAGCCATGTGCTAAGAAGTCACCGAAGTCATGAACCCAATCTGGCTTGCTTTCCATACCAAATTCATCTTTAACATTTGGTGCCCAGAAACAAAGCAACTCTGCAAGTTGATAAGGTCCAAACCAGTTTTTGGGTTTTCCTAAATAGATCTTCATGCCAATAATTCTCTTACTACGTTGTGTATTCTGCTCAACGCTGCAAACTGGTTACGCGTCATCGCCAAGTTATCGTCTTGCTGTAAATATAGAATGTCTGATTGGATATCTTTGAGTAATAGGTAAATCTCTTCATGCTTCTTTAGTGAAAGTCTTTCAACTCCACGTCGGTAAGCTTCTTCATAAGCGTCTTCGTACATACGCTTAATGCCGTCACTCATAGTCTTTTCTCCAAGTTACCAAGCCTAGCTTTTTCTCTTCATCCCAATCTTTTAGATATGCGTTGTCTTCATCGCACAATCTAAGGATCTCTGCTTTATCGATAACTCGGTGACTGACGATGTGCTCTCCGATATGTTCTTGAGAGAACTCTTTTCCTTCTTCACAGGTTACCGTATCAAGCGCCCATTCTTTTTTACCTTTAGGCACTTCTACTATATATCGCATACGAAACTGAGACACAGTCTCTACGAGGACAAATTCATTTTCTTCCATCACCTTCTCCAATTTCCAAGAGCCATTACCAATATCGATCCACTCAAGCTTGTCGCCTTCTTTCCACCCAGTTTCGGCGAGTATCTCATCGTTAAACTCTATGAAATATTCACCGTCTGGATGTTGCTGTACGTCAAGCGTCCAACTCTTCATTCTGATGCTCTTTAAGGTTTTCTTTATCTTCCTCGCTTGCGTGATCATCACATGCTACATGATGCCAACCAAACGGATAATACGTGCCTGGTTTACCACATACTTCACATGTTTTATAGCTCATGCTCTCGGCGAAGGTGATATAGTTCCAATGCTTTTCAGTTGCACCGTTTACATAGAATCGTAGACCACCAAACTTCTCTTTGATTTGAGACGCTACAGGTACAGTCTTCTCTGCTTCGACCATCGCTAGTCGTCTCTCTTCAACTTCTTCAGCAGTGATCTCTTTGCCGCCAACCCACGGATAACGACCGCCATTTTCATAGTACTCTTTAATGGATTCGTATCGATCTTTTGCTTGGCGATAGTCACTATAAAGTAAACCACAGAGTGTATCGAGGATGTTGTACCAACCATCACCGTGACTGAAACCCCAACACATAGCAGTTTCATTCATAGGCTTGTAACGATCTTTAAAGATTAGCGGGTACTTCTCTACGAGTTTAAGATCAAGTTCTTCTCTCATGATAAATTCTTCTCCATTTCAACTTTGTAATGTTGCTTCAAAACTTCAAAGGTTTTTACTAGTTCATCAGGAAGTTTTACATTCTGCGCTCGACAATGATCCAGATATTCATCAAATTTACAAGCAAATTCTCTGCTCAAACGCATCTCTATAAAATAATCTTCCATAATATCTCCATGTTTTACTGTGGTAATACCCAATCTTCGGCAGAGTCTTCTGCATCTTGCAAGTTATCGTACACGTTATTAAAACCAGGTGTAATGCCTTCGTGTGTTCGTTCTACGATATACTGACGTGTGACCAAGTCCTGATAGACTACAGCACGACGGCGTTTATCACCAATGAATTCACTACATATACGTCTAGGTTTATCTGATAACATTATACCTCCACAACTTTAAGTTTCCAATTATCTGCGATAGCTTCATAGCTATCATAACCACGAGGGTTACAAACAACTCGTGTTGATCCAATCATATAGTCATATAACTCGTGTGTATGTCCATGCGTCCACAACTTGATCTGAGGATGATCCAAGATATATTCTTCTAAGTCATTGTGATAACCACCGTTCATCTGATGATCTGATGCATAACGAGGATGGCAACTTTGACGGCTCGGTGTGTGATGAGTACACATCACTACTTTCTTATCATAGTTGTTGCCAACTTCTTTTTCAAAGAACTCTCTAAACTTAAAGTGCTCTTCGACTGCATCTTCAGGACAGAAAGTAGAAGGCTCTTCTTTTACTTTCATACCGACTTCCATCAATCTTTGGTGACCGTTTACAGTCTCATATACGTAGTTACCTTCTTCATCTTTCTTGTAGAGTGGTACTTTACGAGCGACCATACGATTGCTATTCTTAATAATACGGAAATCATTCATCATACCGCGAATCATTTGAATAGTCAACGGGTCTTGGTTATTCATAGTGGTCCACATAGTACCACCGATAAATGTAACATCATCGATGACCTTAACTTCTTTATCCAAGAAATGAATATTTTCATAGTGTTTAATCTGTTCACGAATATGACTAGCAGTAAACGCAAAGTCAAAGTTGTAGTGTTCATGGTTACCCATGATATAGATGACATTCTTGAACTCTTTATTGACATTTGAAAGAAATTCGTGATAGCGAGATGCCACAGCTGAATGGCGCGAGTCACCATACATGGCTCCTGTATAATCAAGCGCGTTCGCGGTGAGTATATCACCGCTGAGGATGAGCACATCAGCGCCTTGCTCGTTTTTGATCTCGAGCGGGGCAAATTCTAGATGCACATCACTTGTTACTGCAATTTTCATGACAACTCCTTAATATATGGTATATTATACCATAAAAATAACATGCTGTAAACAGTTATTTAAACGTAGTGTAAATATGTGCCCGCGATATATTTGGGGCAAGTTATTGGCGCTAACCCAGCGTGAGGGTGTGTCCACATTGGCGGAAAGACTAGTAACCTACCAGCTTTCGGTTGAACTCTGATGTTATGATCTATGTCGATGAAAGCGGTCTCACCGCCCTCAGCGACGTTATTCAAATAGAAGAACATTACGAGAAACCTTCTAGCTGAAGGGTAATCACCCACGTCAACGTGTTCTCTGAACTCTTCTTTACCACCAATCTCATAGCGCTTCATACGTACCTGTTCGAAGCCCATTTGTTGTGGAAAGAATTTAATGTCCCACTCTTTTACATAACGATCAATATAAGGTTGAACGTTGTTGAAGATCTTGTTCTGTTCTTCTGCGAAGAGCGGGAACTGCCCAAAGTTTACTTCATTGAAGCATTTGAACTCACTATCTCTGCGTACCCACAACGTCTTGTTTCGTTCGAACTTGTCGATCAACATCTTACAGAAGTCTTCTTCTAAAACATTGTCATATACAGAGATATAGTGTTTCATTAATTAATTACCCTAGAATGTTTAGGTACACCTGAAGCCAAGTATTCCATTTGATCTGCCAAGATATTACGATTCATGAGGATCATGTGTTCGTAATGATTTGGTTCGTATGGAATATATAGTAGTTCCAGGCCACACTCTTTCAAAGTGTGATCACTCTTCAATGAATTGCATTTCTTACATGCACTAACAACGTTAGTCCATGTATTTTGACCGCCGCGTGATACAGGCATAATGTGATCACGAGATAGTTGTGCAGAAGTAAAGTGATTACCGCAATAAGCACATATGTGTCGATCTCTACCGAACAGTGTCTTATTAGTTAGTACAACACGACCAAACTTAGCTGGGTTGAAGTGTTCACCACCTTTAATAGCGATGATAGATGGAGATTCTAGGTACGATTCTGTACCGTCTTGTTGCACTCCACCTCTGAACTTGGCTACTGTTTCTCCAAGAGACCAAGCCACTTGTCCTTTAGCATGGTATAGGATAGCCTGTTCAAAGTTCAACCATTGACGTGGAATTCCACCGACGTCAAGTGCTAAGATGTTCATTGTTTACCTCATTAATGTTTCTCTTTATATTTATCTGGTACCGGGTGTTGGACTCGAACCAACATCGCTCTCCTTGTAAGGGAGACGTATCACCTCTCTACGCAACCCGGTATATTTTGGGGTGACCGGTGGGTAACGCTCCCACTTAACTGGAGTCACAATCCAGGTCATTACTTTTATGATACGGCCACAAGAAAGTAGACTGAACGGAATTATGGGCCGCTCGATCTGCAAATCGACTTGAATATTTTCCATTGCAGTGGTATAATAATCTCGTCAATCTACTTACTTGTGAAGATCATATAGAAGCTCTTTGTAGCGCTTGAATCTATGGTAACCCATCTTCCTGGCCGGTCCTTGCTTTGGTCGACGTTGGCAAGTTTTTCGGTGTTCCAGTGTAGTTACTCAAAGAGCTTTTATATAATTTTGGTAGGGGCACAGAGAATCGAACTCTGATTTACTGGTTAAAAGCCAGTTACTTTGCCATTAAGTTATACCCCCTCAATCTTTCGGGATTTACGTTTTCGTTTCATTTTCGTCTTTTCATCCATTCATAATTGTTACCATCTGGTAGTTTACCATCGATAACACTGTCTACGCCTTCTTTACTCACACAGTTTATATCGTGTGATGCCATTACTACAAAACTATTCCTTGTGTTGCGTCTTAGTCCTTCAGCTAACTTCAATGCTTCTGACAATGACTCTTCATCATAAGATCTAGCTTCACCATACTCATTTGTAAAATATACCTTGTACATAAAATCCTTGGAGCGGAATGTGAGAATCGAACTCACGACTTAAGCTTGGAAGGCTAACGTTTTACCATTAAACTAATCCCGCATTGGCTACCCACCACGGACTCGAACCGCGACCAACAGTTTTGGAGACTGACATGCTGCCATTACACCAGTGAGTAATATTGGGTGGAGATAAGAATTCAATTCGAATCGCGATAAGTCGCTCAGCAACCTGCAAACTAGCAATATACAACATGCAGGCCACAAAGTATTATAATCCCGTTAACAACAAGCAGCAACTTACGTTATATTTTGACGGGAGCAACTAACTATGGGTTGGCCAAATTAGTCGGATTAGCTTTCAAGGCTAACCAATTACTGTTATGGAGTCAGTAATTGTTTGTGCGCTTATCAAATGCAGATTCTCTTATCCTTCTTACCTCCGAAACTTTAAATCAATCCTTCTTCTTGCAGTGTTAACTTAGTTGCATCTGTCAACTGAATTAACGTGTTGACGTTTAGTTGCAACAGTTTATCGTTCAAAGCTTGACGCTCGCGCTTCAATGCTTTCAACTCTGCCTTTGCAGCTGCGACGTCTACTTCAGACACCACACCTGTATCGACATTATTATAGCGATCGCCATACAATGACATACGCTCGCTAGTTTGCACTTGCTTAAGCTTGACGATACGAGCATTGATCTCGCTGATATCTTTCTTAAGCGTTGCACTTGCAAACGCATTCTTTACTGCGATACGTGCATCCAACAACTGGATGTCAGCGAGTGTATCACTGATACCACTCTCCACGTTCGCACGTCCTACTGCTGCACGGATCTGAAATAATGCCTTGTTCAGAGCCTCTTTCTTTTCTAGAGCTTGACGAAACTCTAGAGCAGCTTTACTAATTACACCTTCAACATCACTAGTGAACTCAGTCACAGTCACGTTATCTTTTGTATTCACCTGACCGATAGAACGGCGGATCTCAGCTTGGATTGCATTTGCTTTACGTAGATTAATTTGCATATTATTTCCTTTTCAATCTGTTTGTATATTATATCACAATAATAACGTGTTGTAAACTGGTACTCCCGACAGGATTCGAACCTGTATCATCCCCTCATCTAGAGGCATCGCTGAGGTATAAGCTCAGAGTTTTACCGTTAAACTACAGGAGCAAAAATCTGGCACCCCGTAAAGGAATCGAACCTCTACCTCAACGTTCGTAGCGTTGTATGATCTTCCATTTCACCAACGGGGTAAAGTTGGTCCCGACACTTGGTTTCGCGCCAAGCTCTCATGTTCTTCAGACATGCGCTTTCACTAGATTAGCTTTATCGGGAAACGTTGAATGGTGCCCCAAGAGAGACTCGAACTCTCACGCCGAAGCACTGGCTTCTAAGACCAGCGTGTCTACCAATTCCACCATCGGGGCTACTACTAAGATTTTATTTTTTGACTTGCTTTTTTGCTACAGGTTTTTTAGCTGCTGGTTTTTTAGCAACTGTCTTCTTCGCTGGCGCTTTTTTAGCAGGTGCTTTAGCGACTGGCTTTTCAGCTTCTACTTTAGTTTCTACTACTGGTGCACATACAGCTTCATGAACTGCAGCTTTAACTTCTTTATTTTCTACCTTTGGTTTAGATCTGTTAAGAAGCAAAACACCAAAAACGACGATCACAACAATCGCAATAATAATTTCAACCATTTTATTTCTCCTATGTTATTAAATGGAGCGGGAAACGAGTCTCGAACTCGCGACCTCAACCTTGGCAAGGTTGCGCTCTACCAACTGAGCTATTCCCGCACTGTATTATCTATAGCATTTAAAACACAGTCTTCTGTAGATAAAATGTCTTGATAGTCAGACGTTTCTTTTTTATCATCTAAACCATCTCTTTGAAATATTGCATCCCATCGTTGTGCATACTCGTCTTGAGATACACTGAATGGACGAGGTTTACTACCTTTACCTGCTTCTCTATTCGACATGATTAATTCCTAATTAATTGGTGGAAGTGGACGGGATCGAACCGACGACATCTAGCTTGCAAAGCTAGCGCTCTCCCAACTGAGCTACACCCCCATAAAACTGGTCCGAGTAGTAGGATTCGAACCTACGACCCTCTGGTCCCAAACCAGATGCGCTAACCAGACTGCGCTACACTCGGATAAACTTGGTGCTCCATGATAGAATCGAACTACCTTCTACGGACTACAAAACCGTCATAATACCAATATACTAATAGAGCAATTCTTGGTGCTGGTTGTCGGATTCGAACTGACGACCTACTGCTTACAAGGCAGTTGCTCTACCAACTGAGCTAAACCAGCATAAACTTATATATCTTGGTGGGGACAGAAGGATTCGCACCTACTCATCCGAAGAAACTGATTTACAGTCAGCCGCGACTCTCTAACTTCGCCGTGTCCCCATAAAATTGGCTGTGCTCCTAGGGATCGAACCTAGCTCATTCCTGATTAACAGTCAGGCGCATACACCTTGCTTGCTCGAGCACAATAAAACTTGGTTGCGGAGGATGGATTCGAACCACCGTCTTCTAGCTTATGAGGCTAGTAGTCTGACCACTGACGTACTCCGCGATAATCTTTGGTGGTAATGGTTGGATTCGAACCAACGTTAGCTTCCGTATGAAGGAAGTGCAAGGCCTCTTTGCTACATTACCATCTGGTGGGCCGAGTAGGAATTGAACCTACACTCAATCGATTATGAGTCGACTGCTTTACCATTAAGCTATCGGCCCAAATTCTGGCGATACGTAGGGGATTCGAACCCCTGATCTCTTGCGTGACAAGCAAGTGCATTAAGCCAGACTATGCTAACGTACCCTTAATTATGTTGTTTGCACTATATGCTATAGTTCAACACGCTTTACGATCGATTACGGTTTATTGCTATAGTTACATAACGCTTGATCATGCTTCTGAGCTTACAAACAACATAATTAAGGGTGCTATGTTTGGTAACTACTGCAAGTATACTTACAGTCACCTTAAGCGAGGCGATGCCGGTTTATGTTGTGCTGAACCGTACAATTAACAGCGATAGTTGATTTAGATACTACCAAAATCTGGGCCCATTGAACGTGATACCCCTACGTTAGTTTTGCATATCAAACTAAATAACTTACCTTGCTTTTACATCTCGAGGAAGATGACGCTGTTACCAGCAACGTTTGGTACACGGTACGGGAATCGAACCCGTCTTACATACGTGAAAGGCATGTGTCCTAACCGATAGACGAACCGTGCATTAAATTGGTGCGAGTGGACGGACTCGAACCGTCAAGCCGAAGCGGGAGATTTTAAGTCTCCTGAGTTTACCAATTTCTCCACACTCGCAAGCTTATATTATACCATACTTTTTTATTGTTGTACACTGGCGCGGCCGATAGGACTCGAACCTACATAGGACGCTTTAGAAGAGCGTTGCCTTTCCATTAGACTACGGCCGCAATGTTTGGAGCACCGAGCAGGATTTGAACCTGCGGTTTTACTGTTTTGCAGACAGTTGCGTTGGACCTCTCCGCCATCGGTGCATAATGTATCATAAAAGAATCATTAAGCTACTTAATGCCGCTTTTATGATCCATTATTTTGGTACCCTCGCTCAGATTCGAACTGAGAGAACTTCTCCTTTTGAGAGAGATGACTTTACCAATTTGTCCACGAGGGCATAGTTGGTAGCCATGGACAATTTCGAAATGTCGACCTATCGCTTATCAAGCGATTGCTCTTCCTCTGAGCTACACGGCTAAATTTGGTGGTAGATATAGGATTCGAACCTATGGACCGTTCGACACGATCTTCGGTTTAGCAAACCGACGCAATCAGCCTCTCTGCCAATCTACCATATTGAAACACACTCAGAGTCGTCTTACTCCATCACTCGACGCAACGGGCTAACCGGGGATTCAATGTGTTTCAATATAGCGTATCACCATTTTTAAGTACACCTGCAGGAATTGAACCTGCCAACCCCACCAAAAGGTGAAGCTGTTTCCGCAACATCGGCTGGATCCGTTTAGCCTTTGATGTACTTAAAAATGGTGGAAGCGGTGAGATTCGAACTCACGGACCGCGCTAACGATCGTCTGTTTTCAAGACAGGTGCAATAAACCGGGCTCTGCCACGCTTCCAAATGCAATCCAAGTTTTTAAAGAACGTAGTGTATTATACCATACACTTTACCAGTTGTAAACTGGCGGGGGTACTAGGAATCGCACCTAGGATACTTGAGTCAAAGTCAAGTGTGTTACTGCTACACCATACCCCTACTGGCTGCAACATACAACTGCTGCAGAAGAACATCTATTATACCCTGATTTTTTCTCTTTGTACATAGTAGTCTACTGTTTTAGTATACTATTGCGCAAGCTATGACCCATAAGAAAAAACCCCGGATTTTTTAGGTCCGGGGTTTCTGATATAATTCTTTAGAACTATTTTCCTACTTTACCCCGTTAGACCTCCATCAAGATTGTGATAAAAGCCTAATGACCATGATGTCTCAGGACGAATGCTCGCCTGAACGCATGATGTCATCGTTGCTTTAGGGGAAGTTATAGAAAATTTATTCATAGATTTATATATACAAACTTTTCGTTCAAAGCTCAACTATTTAAAACTTTTGCGACAGAATTTACGACTGCTGCGATGCGACCGATATCACGCAACTGTTCAACAGAGTATCCTTCTTTCTTCAAAGTCTCGTAGTGTGCCTTCACACAGAAGTGGCACTTGCCAACGATCGATGCAGCAAGTGAGTATGCTTCAAATCGATCTTTAGTTGTACCGCCATGAGATGCAATTGCATTCATGCGAAGCTGTGCTGGCAATCCAGTCAAACGCTCGTCTTCTGCCATCTCAACGTAAGGATACCAAACGTTATTCATAGCCATCAACGATGATGCTGTGAGGGCTGCGTCTCGTTCCGTGGCATCTTCCACACTTGACTGTATAAAAGTAACGAGTTTTCCGTTGCCAGTTGCCATTGCTGCTGCAAGTGCGCAGGCGTTAGCGACGCCACTATCCAAGGTGCTACGATTAATAACGCTATCAATATTGAGTTTAGTATCTTTCGCATACTCAGGCAAGGCCTCCTTGATTTGGTCAACCCAACTCATTTAGATTGCTCCTCTTGTTTTTTATATTCTTCAAGCTTCTGCTTGAACTGTTCTTCAGTTAAGCCGTGCCAACCGATACATTGACCGGTTGGACTACGACCACAACCACATGATGGGATATCAGTGACTTTTAACTGCATTATAGAGTCTCGCCACCGACTGTGCGGTTACATGCACATAGCTCACCAGTTTGAAGAGCATCTAACACACGTAGCGTTTCTTCAGGAGAACGACCAACGTTTAAGTTGTTTACAGTCACATGTTGAATCACATTATCTGGATCAACAATGAATGTAGCACGAAGCGCTGCGCCTGCTGGTGCATAGAACACACCGAGTTGTTCAATCAATGATTTTTCCCAATCACGTTGTGTATCTGCGAATTGGATATGCTTGATCTTTGCAAGATCTTCGTGGTGTTTTTGCCAAGCAAGTTTACAGAACTCGTTGTCAGTGCTACCAGTCAACAAGACTGCATCACGATCAGCGAAGTCTTGGAATAATTTGTCGTATGCAACGATCTCTGTAGGACACACGAATGTGAAGTCTTTAGGATAGTATACGATAACTTTCCATTTACCTGCAAATGATTCTTCTGTAATGTCAAAGAACTTGTCGCTTCCTGGATTGATGCCAGTAACGACAAATTTTTCTAATTTATCTCCAACGGTCTTCATAATTTTCCTTTATTGAAATGTGTAATTGATTAAAAAAATTAATCTATAGTTATGTATACTACAAACGCTTATACGAGAAAATAATAATTTTAATAAGGGTTATTAAAAAAACTAATTAGGCATACAATTAAACGTCAAGAATGTACGAGCATCATCGACAGTGCGAAAATGCTTGTTGAATTCTTTTCCATCACAGCGTTTAGCAACTACGCTGATGCTACGTGGTGTGTCAACCATTATGAAGCCTTTGATGAAGTCAGATTTGAATGGCACTTCATAGTACGAATCTTTTCCATCAGTTACTTTACTAAAACCATATAACTTGTCGCTGACACCACTGAAGAAGACCCAATCATACAGATCTTGAGCCATGTCTTTACGAAGTAAGTAACGATTGACACCACGCATTAAATCACCTCAATGATATATTTTGGTTCGCCGCCATTTTTAGGCTTGGTCATTTTTTTAGGATTTACCATCTTGTGTAGTAACATACCAGCTGAAATAACATTAAGCAGCAAAAATTGAGGTTGATCTCCAACTTTAAGTGGTTCAGTTGGTCTTTCCATGAATCTCCAAAACGCAAAGTAGTGTAATTTACCCTGATTAAAGGATTTTAAATATTGCATGTACTTTTCTGGGTGTAAATAAAATTTGTCTTGATGGACAACTTTATTATCCATACACCATATAACATTTTCTGGATCTTTCCTAAATCTAAAATCATACTTTTTAATATTTTCAGATTCTAAAATGAAGTCTCTACCAGATTGTTTGACCATCTCATCGACGAACTCGCAGTCGATGTCCATCTGTTTTTCTTTTTCAGTTCGTTGTTTTCCGTTATTATCTCCATATTGATAGATCTTAACGGTATCACGTTCAGTGACAAATTTCTGATCGACACGATATGTCGTATTAAGATTGATCTCAGAAAGTTTGTCTAGGATGTATTTAGAATTAGGATCAGTTTGCATAGTATAAAAAGTATTTGACGAACATAAAAACAATAAAACCAGCTACTGCATACTTTAGGATAAACAATATCGGTTTAATAAGCAACACGATCAACAACACTACGATCAATGTAGAGAAGCCACTGAAGTCATAGTGAATGATGTCATCGAAAGCCTTCGACCAACCATCAGGTTGAACCTGAATGGTTTCGGTACGAGGTTCTTCTTGTTGCTTACGTTCTTGATGTATGTCTATAGCCATAATATAGTTCGCAAAGTTTCATTTTCCAGGTTATATTATACCATATTTTTTGCTTGTTGTACATAGGCCTAAAGTTCTAATACTCCAGCCACCGTCCGTGGCCAGAGCTCACCGGACAGTCGTGGACATGATGATGGCATCGCCTCTGGCAATAGCATCTTCAACCTGTTTCTTCACGACTGGGTCGCTTATGGTGTTATGGGGAAGTTCGTTTGCACGCTGACTAAGTGGCTTATTCTCTGGATTGGTTGGATTGACAGGAGCAGCTTCTTGTTTCTTTGCTGCAGCCTTTTCTTTGCGCTTCTCGATACGCTGTGCTTGCTGAACCAACTTGTTGGTGTCGGTATAGTCATACACTAAGCGAACATAAACACGATAGCCACGACCTTCTCGACGTACTTCAATCTTGTCTCGCTTGAAGCCTACGATGAGTGTGCTATCAACTTTAGAAGATGTGATACGTTCTGTCTTACGTTCTACATCATCGATGTCTGTACCGCTACCTTCTTCGGCGATGTATGTGTTCGTCTCCATTTGGATTCGATTGTTGACTTGTGATGCAAGCTGTGCTTTTGCTGCTAGCATAGCTTTATCGATAGCAAATTGATAGTCTGCTGAATATTCAGTTGCTACAGCAAAGATGTGTGATCCATCATTTGCTAAGTGCATAGTAAACCATTCAGGTGCCATAGACACATCAACTTTGTCTGAGCCCTGCACCCACTCTGCTTTCTTTTCGACTAGCGAAGTCGTGCCACAACCTGTTAGTGCGGCGGCAATCATTGCTGCTAAAATAACCTTCTTCATAATATAGTCCTTACTGTTCAATAACAAGGTTGCGACGAACGATTCGTCTATCTTTGATCGGAATAGAAACCAACTTCGTATTCAGATCTTCAACATCATAATCACGCATGAGCTTTAAATCCTCATTCGTGAATACGAATACTAACGACTCGTCAAATCTACCACGACTTGCACGAGCTATAAGCTTATATCCTGGGGTTGGCAAAGTCAACTCATTTGCTACCGTATTATTTGTACCGACAAATGTAGGCCACATGAGCGTGGCTTTCTTACCTTCTACATGGAAGATATAAACTTTTGTAGGAGTATTTGTAGCCATCTTAAACTGCATCGTTTCACCGTCTTTATACATGAAACGACCATCTACGTATGCATCGATCTTTGGTCGATCAGTTGTGACACGCGCTTCTATGTCTACGGTACATGTCTTTCTACCATATAACTCGTGCACTGTACGACTTTTAGCTTTGATGCTTTTAACGTATGAGTCTGTCATCGAAAAGATTGCCATGTCATTGACACAGTTCTTGCCGCTCTCAGTCTCTTTACATTGATAGAACTCATCAACGTAGATATTCTCGCCTACGACTTTACGTATGGCATCCATTCGCGCATTGATTTCTGCCCTGTAACAGGCATAATTTTCACTGACATCGGGTCCAAAATGATAGACGCCTGTGCCAGTAGAGGCCACACTAGTCGTGGTGACTAGTGCGAATAACCATGAAGCAAGACTTAAGTGTTCCATCTGCAGTATAATTTTCCTTTGTTAGGAATATTATACCACAGATTTTGCTTGCTGTAAACCTTTGTTATTTGGAAGTTTTTTGTGCTGGCTGTTTCTTTGCAGCAGGTGCTTTCTTGGCAGCAGGAGCTGGTTTTTTGGCCGGTGCTTTAGCTTGCTTCTCGCGTTCTTTAGCGATCTTCTCATATTTCTTTTGACGAGCTTGTAAACGCTTTAGAACTTCTTCACCGTCCATCCAAATATCCTTGTTGGCCAATAAGGATTGAATCTCTTCTTTTTCTAAGAAGCCATCATACCCTCGATTTAAGAGGTGCTCTGACCACTTACGCTCATGAACGATGTTATCAAACGTTGCGCTTGAGTAATTGTGGAACATAAACATTGAGTGCTCACTGACTTCAAATGTGTCTCCACACAAGAAGATCATTGTTGCAGCCGACATACAAGCACCTTCAACAGAGCAAATCACATGGGCTTGAGTGTCTGCAATCGCTCGCATAAACTGGATAGCTGTGAATAGATCTCCACCGTAAGAGTTAATATGTAGCTGAATCACATCATTCTCACCAGCGTTTCGCATTAATTCAAACCATGCGACGTACTCTGAAGGATCTTCAATGTTACCGCTTAGATAGAATGAATGTAGTTGGTTGATTGATTTATTAACAAACGCCTTCTGGATAGAAGAATTTTGTTGGATTGGAGCTGGTGCATTATTACGCGTCATCATTAGTCCTTTAGTAGGTTATGTTTTTTTCTTTTTCGTAAATCCTGATCTTATTTACAAGATCTCCAATGTAGTTGTCACGATGCTCCTTGAACACCAGTGGCTTACTATTTTCAACAGCCATAATCGTCACTAAGTTTACGACTGGTATCTTAGTGCGTTCTTCGAACATCACAGCATACGCAGCTTCTTGCTGGTAATAGTCTGTGATATCACTAGCTTCCTTTATTCTGCTCGACGTTTTAAAGTCGATGATTGAGGTGACTCCATCGAATTTTGCGATAAGGTCCACCCTACCCGCCAACCTGAGGTGGTCTGAGTAGAGCGGCACTTCTTGCATGTATACCAAACCAATTCGCTCATCCAAGATAGGTCTGATTGAGTTGAACATTCCTTGCACATACGGCATCGAATTCTCGAAGTAGTCTTCTTCATTATCTATGTACCTCTCACAGATCTTATGAAGCGATGTGCCTCTACTACTTGCTTTTGCAGATATCTTATTTGCTTCTTCTTCACCGACTCTTTTCCTCCAGTCAATGATAGCTTGTTTTGTGAAGTGACCTAAAACGGTAGTGATAGATGGATACTTAACCCCGCTTGGAGTTACATATCTCCGTCCCTCGTCTGTTGATTCTGTCAATAAGTCTGCATAACCAAGATCAACTGGTTGGTGTGTAAACATCTTCCTCATCATCATATTTTCTATATTTTTCACGTTTATCTTTACTAAACATACGTTTTACTTTTTGCTGAATATGTTTAGAATTTTCATAATCAGGACGTTCACGCTTCTTACTACGCCTATTTTGTTGGGCGTTTTCTCTGTTACTGCTCATGATGAGATTTTCAGTGTTTCCTTGGTGACAATATAATCTCTGACAAAGTCAGAGCGGACGATGTCGGCCCACTTAAACTCAATGTGATGGAATGAGTTCATTGTTTCGACAATCTTCATAAAGCCAATGATACCTTGTTTATCTTTGTCTTTATCGAAGTCTGATTGATAGTAATCGCCGCACATAATAAATCGTGCATTTTGACCAACACGTGTGATCACAGTATCAAGTTCTCTGAATACACAGTTTTGCATCTCATCTAAAATGATGACACAGTTATTCAACGTTGTACCACGAATAAACGATGTCGTTAAAAATTCAATCTGTCCATTTTCAAACAGTCTTTCGAATGCATCTTTCACACCGAATAACTCTGTACAAATGTCGATATACGGAAGCATATACACTTCCTTCTTCTCTTGTTCATCTCCTGGCAAAAAGCCAATGTCACGTGTAGGTACAATAGAACGTACGATGACCACCTTCTTATACGGTCCTTTTCCTTCTAACACTTCGCGCAATGCAAGATACATTGACAAGAACGTCTTACCAGTACCAGCTGAACCCGATAAAATTAGGTTGCGACCTTTATGGTATGCATGAAACGCAGAAGATTGATTATCTGTTAGTGGATCTACTCGCTTAAGATGTTCAATTTTTAATTTTGGTGGTTTTTTAGTTACTGTTTCTGCTGTAGGTTGTTTCATTAAATGTGCTTAATCGTATTCCTACGACCAGAACCTTTCTTAATCTGCTTTAATCTATCATTAAACTCTTTACCAGCACGAGCATGATGGTCCATCCTATCGCTCACTAAACCGCCAGTCTCCATAGTGCGGTATACTTCACCGCCACATTCAGGACAGGGTTCTTGCGTTGCTTCGTCCCGTTTTGACATTGTCACGATCTTTTCGAAATAATGTTCGCAGCTCTTGCATTGATATGCGTACGTAGGCATCTTTTTCCTTAAGTCCTTTAATAAACCATTCAGGTGGTTCTCGATTAGTCCACTTGGCCATTTCAGCCTTTTTATCTATATAGTAACGTTTGTATGATGCTAATGGATCGCCAGGAACTTTGCATTCATCTGGCATAGCAGGTGTAGGTCCAACCCAAACCTGTGATTTTCCTATACTCTTAGGATGTCGCTTGAGCACATCTCTAAGTTTTGTATCAGTGACATGAATTTTTCCATAACGGTGTGTATATTCGTCACACGTTGCACAAAAGAGCTTGTAGAGCCATTCGTAATTGCATGAAGTTCTTCTAGCCCAGATAGCTGATGGATGATTAATGTGAGTTGCTGAATAAAGCACTAAATCTCGATCATCATCTAATTCCCACACTTTCTTTTTTCTTCCAGAGTCAGAAAGCACGACTCGTTCTGTACCGTCTATGATACGATGAGCTGTGCATAGTAGTTGAGCATACTCGAGGATCATCTTAACGACGTGCTTGTCGAGATGAGCTCGAGCAGCTTCAACCGGATCATTATGTAGATAGAATATGTTCATACGTAACCTGCAAGAGCTTCGTCTAAATACCAATAAATTCGATCGATGGTATCTAAGTAGTTTTCATCGGTGTGCAATAAACCCACACCACCAGCTGCATTGAATGGAGCGATGCAGCCTTCACTGTCATCTACCAGTAGTGTATGAACACCAGCATAATTTGCTTTTTCAGGTTTTGAACACACAAAGTTGGGTTTGTATGTGATGCCGTGACGAAGCAACCATTCTGTCTTTTGTTCACGACCCATTGCACCCATTTCAGTGCGATGAGTACCAACAGAAGTAAGCATCTCGATCTTCATATGGTTGCCGTAACCGCTCTCGATCTCTCTGATCTTTTCTAAGAACTTAGTTGCATTAGGCATAAGTTCTAGGTTAGAAAAGATGCGGCGTTCCATAACAGCTTCTCTAAAGCGTTCGCGGTCAAATTTAAATTCATCCCACATTGCACGATACGCCTTCTCAAAGTTAGAGACGACGCCGTCCATATCAAGGTATAACGTGATCTTGTTCATAGTGATTCCTGTGTAACATAATAATATATTGTGCTTTTCTCATGACCCAAGGATCGCGGTGCGGTAGATGATTACCTGTTGCACCAGTCCAATTAGCGAATTCACTGTCATAAAACCCAATATTACAACAATGAGGATGGTTCCTTTGTAGTTCTTCAAGTTCGTCAGCCCATTTTTGCCAACGATGGTCGCTAACGATATTGTCATTAAGTTCATAATATATGCAAGAGTGCACGAGCATCTGTGCCCTACGTTGCCTAATTTTTGCTTTAATCTCGTCATCATCGCTTGCAACAAAGAATTCTTCCAAACTCATGATATATTATATCACATTGTTGGTCCATTGTACACCTGTTGCTCAGCATATTTTAATTGATCTCGAAGAGCACGGCATTCTTCCTCTAACATCTTAATTTTTTCGTGTAGTTCTTTGTTATCTTGCTGTAGCTGTCCACAGAGAACATCTAATTCGTGGTAATTCATCATTGCATCACCTCGAATGTTTGAAAATGACTACGTTTTTCGGCGACAGCTTCAAATATAAGATCTTCTAACTCACGGATCTCATCCATAGTTAGATAGCTTGCATCCAAACCATCGAATAATACAGCTTTTGCTACCATCATCCTATCTTCAGTCATCCTTCAATCGCTCCTTTTGTTCGAACTTGCGTTCTTGCATAGTCTTCTCTCCGAATCCCTTGCGGGGATTCATACACATAATACATTTCGGATTTCCACAACTAAAGACTGAAGACTTATGATACTTGTGTGGGTTGTCTTTAATGTGATCGTAGCCGTAATCTTTGGCTAGCTTTAACTTTCGTGCAAGCTTCTTGACCTTCTGAAAGAACCGTTCACCATGCTTTTGTTTATCAAATTCGTTGGCCACTTCTCAGTCTCCTACACTCTTGTTTAACTTCTGGCGGAAAATCTGGTGATATCTCTGCCAACTCACAGTTGTATACACGACCATGATCTTCGTGTGATCTGATAAAACCGTATGCTGCCATCAGCCAAAATAAAATACCAGAGGCAGCAAAAAAGTATAACAGCAGAGATTTAGTTTGTGTCATAGCATCCTAATCAATCCGATTGTGTCGATTGTGGTGAGAAGCACATAATTAGCAAGCATACCAAATGATTTACGAGTATAGGCAGCCCAACCATACATAGCGCAACCGGCAATCCAAATAGGGTATAAGATAAGAAGCGGGGGGTTGGGAACGGTGAGAGCCATAGTGATACTACAACCAATGCTAATAGCCCAAGCAATGAGTTCAACACAAAAACGTAGTTTATGGCTTTTCCAATCATCTTTGATCCATCCAAACGTATTCAATACAAAGTCTATCATCATCTTTCCAATATAACGTACTCTCCAAAGTACTTATCGAACACTTCAAGGAGATGTTCGTAATCTCCGCTCATCATCTCTTCTTGGATCTTCTTGTGATCCAAATTAAGTTGTCGAGAAAATTGTTTAGCATAACCCATCAAGACAAACGCATTTCCATCTGGACTCGTGAGGTCGATAATAGGTGTACGATCTTGTTTAGCTCTAATCACCATATTACCACCATGAATCGTAGTAGACTGCATCACCTTGCTTGATTGCATCGCGTGCTTCAAAGATAAACTTCATCGTTGCAGCGATGTCCTCTGGATATATAGTCTGCGCCCCAAAGAAGAATCCTTCAGTAGGTACTAGCTTATTTTCTCCGATGTCTCGTTGCAGCTTGTCAAGATCCTCAAGATGCAACCGAATAGGTGCGCAGTTAAAGCTTTCTTTAGGACCACCACGATCGCGATAGAGACGCTCCATCCAACCATGAAGCGCATTGAACTTACGCCAATATGCCAAGTCTTCAATCGTATCATCTTGGTTACTATCGAACTCAAAGTCGTTTTTCACGTTTTCTTGCTTAATGCGATAAGCGTACATATCCAAACCCATGATCAAATCTCCTCAACAGTTACACGATACATTTTGCCGCTATGATCAGTCACTGTCATAGTCTTTTTAGTTGATACGAACGAACCATTCTCGTCCAAATCAAAAGAAACCTTTGAAACATCTCTTAGGTATGTATCACCGCTTTGTGTGATTTCGCCTAAAAATTTTTGTGCACGAAATGCAATGTAGTCACAGAATGCTAACATTAATCATACTCCTTTTTTCCACCAAATTCTTCATTGTAATTATAACCTGCGAGATAGTCTTCGATCTCTTTCTTACTCATGTCCACTAGATCAATGCGAGTGGTAGTATGAGTGTCACCTACATAGTAGTGAGGATCAATTGGTCGACTGTACCAACTATCTGCAGATCCACGATCAAATGGACCACCATGTCGATCGTTGTATTCAACACCTTTGTACATTCTCATATTATTCTCCATAAGCAATCGCATCGTTATCAGCAGCCATCTCAGCGTAAGCCATAGGATCTTCATAGCGTGCGACTAAGTCGCTGTATTCGATCACTGGCTCCTTGAAGGTAATTTCGCCTTCGTACTCGAGTTGTGACTTCTCAAACCAACTGAGATAGTCATCGCTCTTTGCAGCATAACCGATGATGGTCGTTTGAAAGTACTCATCATCGCGTTCGATCTCGTCACGAACCATTTCAACTACTTCTTCGATGTCAACACCATCAGGAACTCCTGTGATCTTGAACTCTGAACCACCTTTAGCTTTCCAACGGAAAGTACCGTCGAAGCCTTGGTGAGCATTGTAGTTTTCATAGTCCTGTGTAGCAATAACGATCATCATATAATTTGTCCTTTTTTCAATCTATGGAACCATTATACCATAGCTGCAGGGAATGTACATAGGGCCCCTGGCCTTGCAAGTTATTGATTTTATTAGCTTTTTTATTTTTTTACAGGGTGAAATCCTGGGGAGCTTAGGGGGCCCGGGAATTCCCGCGCAGCCGTTTCACCCCATGAAAAAACTGGGAATTTAGCCTCTCCGCATTCGACTGATCTCTTTAGCGTCATCGCTGCTAAAGACAGGAACTGCGTTCGACTTGTGCAGTGTACCGATACCAATCATAGCTGTACCAGTGTACTGAGGTTGAGCGCGCTTAGCGGTATCGTGATAGCCACTATTCAATGAAGGATAGTGTGGTGTCTCACGTACGTAAGGCTTAGGTGATTTTGTGGGTTGTACGCTTTTCGAAAGAACTTTCTTCGGTGCATACTTTTGCATGATCGCTTCCCAACTTGCTGCAAGCTCGCGCTGCTTAGCAGTAGGTTTACGCTTCTTCGACTTAGGCATAGGAGTGTGTATAATCATGGATAGATTATACCATGTTTTTCCTTGCTTGTACATAGGCCCCCCTAAAAATATTTTTCCATGCTGGGGAACGAACACGGGGAACCGAAGTCCCCCGTGCCGAGATATGGATCACCTGCCTTTATTGGTAATATTCTTCTGCGATTTTGTTGATGGTAATTATCAACGTGCTGTTTCTTCATCTGAAGCTGACCGACCTTGTCGCTTCGACCCTCCTTTTTCATTCGTGCTATACAATGCTCAAGCTCTCTTGAATCTTTTTTTAATTTTTCTAATTGGGAA